ATTCCGTGCAATCTTTCAGCAATGCCCAACGCCTTTGCATAATCTTGGGAATCTACCATTTCGGCTTTCATGTGAATGAGCGAGCGTTCGAGCTCACTTTCGATCAAGCGTTGATGTCTTGGCATCTCCCTTGATTCGAACATAATTCTCCTTCGGTAGAGTTCATTATAGGCGATGTTTCATTCGCGATCTGAACTTTGCTCCGAAGAATCGACTTTAAAAACCACTTCTTTCTTGAACTCCAGCTTTTCAGGATAATCATCAAGGACAAGAGAATATACAGTCTTTTCTGTTAGTTTATCCGTATCTACAATAATAGTGCCGCTATAATCCTTGAATTTACCATTCAGCCAGGCTTTGATAAGAAACCCTACAAGGACCCCAGCCCAAAATATCAGCACATATACCAATATGTCCATCGAATCAACCTATCATGGTCACGGTAGGATATGCTTTTTCCCCAGAACTATCTTGTGAGCGAATATACTCGGTAATTCTTGCAGCTTGGACGACTCCGGTGTTTCCTTCTACCTCGATGACATCTCCAAGATAATAATGAACGCCGTATTTGAACTGATTATCGGGAACGATCTCTCCATCGACCGATTTGACGAACTTATGCGTAGTAAGCTCATCATAGGCTCGACTGTTCAAGATCTCGACGACTTTCTGTGGATCTCCTCCAACCATGTCAGTCGAAATATCACTCTCAAACTTTTGAAGAGCACGCAAATCAAAGCCCGTGTACTGTGGGCCTGCAAGAATACTCACTCCAGGTATCGTCGTCAGCACAGGATCAGTCTCGTTGTTAGGCTTCAATCCCGGCGCGAACGTATATACCTGTGTTTTTAGATCTTTGATGGACTGAAGATCTTTCATGTCGGTAAAAGAGTCCATCTGCGGAGAGAATCGAACTGGCGCGTTGACTACCTGAGCGCTTGTGCGATTAAGGCCTTTGTAGTCTCGAAACCCGAGAAAATATGAAGTGTCTGTGACATCTTCCAGTGTAATCTGCATCCCGATCTCATACGTCGTCGCGATGTCCTTCAAAGCCTTGTAAACGGGACCATAGGGGACTCCGACTTTGATAATCGGGCCCGTATCGTCATAAGCACGAAGACCTAATCCGGGAATTGCAAGTTGTTGTGGATTCGCGATGCCTGTGTTGACAGATCCGTTCAAATATGGGCTTCCAACACAACACATGTAGTAGACAATGGCCCACAGCGTCCATCCCGCAGTTCCACCCTCGAGATACCAGTGTTCGTCGAAATGAGATGCCGACGTTCGAACAAATCTGTTGTCGAGCCAAGGCAGGAGAGAGATTCCACTGACTTTCAACTTTCCCTTGTCAATGGTCATACTCTCGAGAATCATGATCTCATCGGATTGATCAAGCGCAAGAAAGGTGCCTACCGGTAGTTTTTGGATCATCTCTATTGACGCAGGAACCACCATCTCGACCGCACTATCTCCGTAATATCGCTCAGTCCAGATAATTGACTCGAAACCGTCGATTACGAACTGCTTGATGAAATTGCGATTCAGAGTATATGGCTCCATTTAGAGACCTCCGAAACGCTCAAAATATGTCAGCTCCCAGTCTTGAGCTCCTTGGTCCGTAACGACGGTAAACTCGTTTTCACCAGGTTGAAGTAATGGCCAAGCCGAACCTTCTTGAACATGAATCTTGGATAGAAGATTTGTTATGACACCGCTACCAATTCCAACGTTCTGGACATATTTTCGCATAGCTACAGAATTCATCTCGAAATATGTCGAAGTATCCACACTGGCAAGCGTCGCGAAATATGTAAGTGCCGGATCTCCGATTTGAATCCCGATATCGGTAGGATTGGGAGCTGTAACCGCGGTTACTTTGACGTTTATCCCGGTTTCGATTGTTCCGTTGTACTCGATAGGAACAACCGCACCTCCTGCTCGTACAGTCTGACCTGTTACGACAATCGGATCGAGCGAGGTGAAATATGGATATGGACAAACGATAGAAACAAGAAACTCTTGATCTTTGCTGAAAGGATTGACCTCGACTGATTCGACAACTCCGGAAATTTCCACCGGAACTACGTCGTCGCTGAAAAAGACCAATCGAGTGTTTCTTTTCGGCATGAAATATGAGTATATAAGTTGTCGAACAGTTTCATATGTCCAATTATCCCAATCAGGATTTGGATGTAGTGTAAGGACGATGTTTCGACTCAATACACTACTTCCCGTGAAAGATGCTCCATCAACAGACCCATAGGGTGACGTGGTAACAGAGGCCTTGACTGGATTTAGTCCTGAAATATTTCGAATTTGGATCAGGTCTGACTCGGCCCTGCTACCCTCACTCAATGGCATACTAGGAGCTGAACGCCATGAACTATAAGCTTTGACTTCTGTTATCACAGCTTTCAGACCTTTCTGGCCCTCCGAAGAGGGCCATCGAGTGTCAAGCGAGGTCGAGTGCAGTCTTGAGTTGTGACAACTGGTTCTTCGTTTGTCGGTAAATCTCGATTTCAGTCAATGCTTCTGGTGAGTAATTGTTCTGCTCAAATTTAACTGACGTAGCGCCACGGCCGATCGCTGTTGTTTCGTCAGTTTGAGCCGCAAGCTGTGCGGCAGAAATAAGTGAAGCCTGTCCGTAAGAAGCTGCTGCCGTGATAGGAGTTACATTTGTCAAAGCTTTCAGCTCTTGAGCCTGACCACGAATTGCGGTAAGGTCAAGAATGGGTGTAATCACAGGATTAGTATCCAACTGACCAGCAACAGCATCAGAAATGCTGCTAATAGATTTCTTCATCGTGTCTATAGCAGCTCCAGTGGCAACATCGATAGCATCGGTTACTGCCTTTGTTCCACTGGAGAATCCTTGGGCGAACCCCTCCATTGAAAGTTCACCGAGATCGGCGAATATCTCGGACGGAGACTTGATCTTGAGATGTTTCTTGAGCGTTGCGACCATCTCGTTTGCAATATCGGCAATTGCGCCATAAACTGCACCAGCTTTGGATCGCAATCCGTTTGCAAGACCGTTGATAACATCGTCGGCAGTCTCGTCCATTTGCCTTTCAATGGCCTTCTTCTTCGAAGCCAATCCATCAACAAGTCTTTGTGCTGAATTTACACCAGATTGATAAAGGTTTCTTGCCGCGTTCTTAGCAAGCTTATCCGCTTCGGTCTTGAGCTGAGCGTCAAGAGTATTCAGACCCTGGACAGCAGTCTTACCGCCAGCAAGCAATGCCGTGGCAAATTCCTGATCAGCTGTACCCTCTTCCAGAAGCTTCTGGTACGTCGCGTCATCCAATCCCAACGCTCTCAATTGGTCGAGTGTTGATCGATATGCCGCAACGGCATCTGCCTGATTCTTGAGAGCTTCCATGTACGTCGCCAATTGGTCAACCGCATGACCTTCGGCATCCTCGGTAACGATGTCAGGCAAGGCAGCATACTGCGTGGAATATGCTTTGATCGCGTCGTCTCGGACTTTCTTTGCCTCAGTCAAAGCCTCTTGTGCTTTCGTCAACTTCTCACTGATCCGCTCATAATCGGCGGCAAGGCTAAGCAGTTCGGCTTTCTCAGCCTTGAGCGTCTGGGTCAGAGCGATATGCCCAGCAGTCGATAGCGACAACAAGTCCTGATTCTGTGCAATAACCTTCTGCGCTTCTTTGATTGCCGCAATATCAGGCTTGTCCGCTTCACGCAGTTCTCTCAGTTTCTTCTGTTCACTGGCAATCGTCTCACGAGCAGTTGTCATTGCCTCAGTCAACATCTTGTTCAAGTCAGTGAATGACTGTCGAATATCGTCCTGAGAGCCTCGGAGACCCTTGACAAATCCCTGACCGACGTACTGACCGATCTCCTCCATGACTTTAGACGGAGAATATGTCTGGAATACTTCGGCAAATTTGCCAATGACCAGACGGCTCATTTCTTCGGCAGCTGTGATAGCTGCTTTTCCGTTACCGGAAATACCCTTGTACAAGCCGTCCATTATGTACTGGCCGATTAGCATAGTTTCTTTTGCCGGAGAACTGATTCCTGGAATCTTCTTCATGAGACCCAGGGCCTTGTTCATGATTCCCGAAATACTGTCGTACAATCCCTGAGCCTTGCTGATCAAACCACCTGTCATACCATCGACGATGGCAACACCGACTCTGAATCCTGCAGCTCTCATCTCTCCCGAATGTGTCTCAATCGCATTGGCAACACCATTCAGGAAGTTGATGATAGCTTTAAATCCTTCATCGACAAGTTTGACGGCGGCTTGCGAAACGGCATGAATAAACTTCGTTATCGCATTGACCGCTGCTGTGATTATTCTCGGTCCTGCATTGCCTACACCTTCGATAAATGCTACGATAATGTCTACGCCTGCCTTGATGAAATCGCCCAGACGACCGGCAATCGCTTTCAAGAACGACGTTACAATGCTCAATCCGGCAGTAACGACCTTTCCGAGATTAGCGGCAATGGTAGCCAGGAATTTAGTGATAATCTCGAGAGCAGTTGTGACTACCTGCGCATATCCGCTGATAATTCCCTTGACAAAGGATGTCAGTAGATTCAGACCGGCAGTAACGATTCGTCCAAGATTCGCGGCAATCGTATTCAGGATTCTTGTGATAATATCGACGATAAGAGTGACAAGCGCTGGAATGTTGTTCTTGATACCCTGCAAGAGTGCGATAATGAGATCGAATCCGGCCTGAATGATTCGTGCCTGATTTTGATGAAGAATTTGAATCGCAAGAGTTATCAGAGTATTGAACAGCTCGGCAATCTTCGGCGACATCTGAATAATCGCGTCGACAAGACTGTTCAGGATCTTGACGATGGCGTCTACAAATTTCGGAGCGGTAGCTGCCAATGCATTGGCAATCTCCAACAATCCGAGAACCAAATTCTTGGCGTTCTCGATAAGAGCTTTCTGCAACTGGCCCAAAGCCGCAACGAGAATTCCGATTGCGGTAGGACCGGCTACTGCAATTGCGCTAAGACCGACTCCAATCAACGCAATTCCAGCACCAGCAAGCGCTAGACCAGCTCCGATCACAACGAGGGCCGCACCAAAGGCGAGCATTGGCGCTGAAACAGCCGAAAGTAGGGCTGCCGTGCCGCCGATAATTACGAGAGCGGCTCCAAGCGCAACCAGACCTTTGATGATTTCTCCCCACGACATGCCTCCGAGCCTTGCCAGGGCTCCAGCAATGAGATTGATTCCTACGGCAGCCAGAGCCAAGCCCGCAGCACCAGCCAACGATCCTGACATGAGGTACAATGCGCCAGCCAAGATCGCCAATGATGCAGCAAGAGTTCCCAAACCCTTTGCGATCTGGGAAATCGACATTCCGCCCATGCTCTCGATAGCCGCAGAGATCTTTCCCAATGCAAGGGAGACCAACAGAAGGCCTGCGGCAGTGAGAACCATGTTTGAAGGCATGAGATGCATGGCACCAGCGATGACAACAAGAGCTCCGCCGATACCGACCATGCCCTTGCCCATTGCGCCCCAATTCATGCCGCTGAATTGCTCTACTACACCTGCCAAAATCTTGAGCCCGGCGGCAATTGCAATTAGGGCCGCACCCTGAAGGACCATTCCCTTGGGCATTACCTGCATTCCGGCTGCTATGGCAACAAGCGCTGCGCCGACTCCAACAAGTCCCTTGACCAGTTCTCCCCAGCTCAATCCAGAAAGCTGTCTTACAGCAAGAGCAAGGATGTTCAATCCAACTGCGATAGCCGTGATTCCGATTCCTGCTCGAACCATTCCTGAAGAACTTGCAGCCAATGGTCCAGCTGATACAGTAATGCCGACGAGAAGAGCACCAACACCCGCAAGGCCCTTCAACAACTCTTCCCAACTGAGCCGACTGAGAGCGTATACAGCAATAACGAGAAGATCGATCGCCGCTGCCAGTGCAATCAATCCCGCAGCCATGATCGGAAGCTTGGCGAAAGATGCTGCGCCACCGATCTTGTTCAGAAGTGCCATGGCCGCAACAAGCTCGCCCATCATGATTCCGACGCCAGCCAGAGCAGTATTGAGCTTTGCCGGATCGATCAACGAGATTGCTAGGACAGCTGCAGCCAGAAGTGCAACCGCAATGGCAATTTCCTTGATAGTCTTTGCCTTGATGTTCTGCTGCAGAGCCACCATCGAACCTTCGAGTGCTTTGAAGGTTCCAGCGATGTTCTCAATAATGCCTCCGCCGAAGCCCTTGCTGATCTGCTCGAGAAGGCTTCCCTTACCGAAGAAATTTTTGAACATCAGCACCAAACCGGCAAAGAGACCGGTTCGAATGACCGAGAGAATAGCCTCG